GGGCCGTCGCCGCGGCCACACCGGATCCGACGCCTGCCGCAACGCCGGATCCGGTCAAGGCCGCCGCTGACCCCGCGCCAGCGCCGAAGCCCATCGATTTCAGCACCAAGATGCAGTCGGCAAAGGCCGCCATGCAGGCAGCGCAGGACAGTCTGGACGAGATCCAGACCAAATACGACGACGGCGATCTGGACGAAACCGATTACCGCGCGCAGCGCCGTGAAGCACAGTCCGGTCTGAGCGATGCGCAAACTGATCTGTCGGCGTTCAAAACCCTCCAGCAGGCGCAGGCCAGCACTTTGGAGCAGGCGCAGGCGACGAGCGCCGCAGAGGCGGATCGTCAATGGGCCGAGGCATCGACATCCTTTGCCTCTGCGAACCCTGAATTCGTGGCTCCCGCCCACCATGAAGGGTTCAACAAGATCGTGCGCTACTACACGCGCACCGACAGTCCCTATGCGGATATGCCGTTCGATGCGGTGCTGACGAAGGCTGCGGCGGATTACGCGGACTATTGCGCAACCAAGGGCATTGCCCCGCCGACGCTTGCCGCCGCCGAAGCGCTGGCTCCTCCGGGAGCGAAGCTGCCCACCGCCGCGCCCAAGGCGTCTGCTGCGCCGCCCGTGACGTTGCGGGATGTGCCATCCGAAGTCGGCGATCCGCATCAAAGTGCGGCGGCGCAATGGGCTGCGCTGATCGAGAAAACCACCGACGCTGACGAGCTGGACGAGATCTGGGCAAAAATGCCGAAGGAGATCGAGGACCGGGTGCTGCAATATGGGGCATCCTGACGACGTGACGTCGAACAGCCCAAGCGATGAGATCATCAGGCCGCCCATGGCGGATGGCCTGATGATATCCCTCAACCCCGATGATGTCCTGTTCATCGGGGCGGTGCAGGTGTCCGTCCACAAGGTCGGACGCAACCGCGCCGAGGTGCGGGTAAAGGCCCCCGACACACCGATTGTCCTGCTGTCTCAGGGCCGCGTTAAAATCGGGGCGCACCACAGGCTGGCCGACATGCTGGACCCATCACGGGCCGAAGACACCTGAACACAAAAGGAGCCGACCATGATCTCCCACTTCTTTTTCGTCGCGGTTGTGGTGCATCTCCATATGGGAGGGCAGGAGGACAGGGTCCGGGAGATTCTTCTACCCCGCGGCTTTGCCACACTGGAGGCCTGCCAGCAGATTGAGGATGCCATGGTCCACATGTTCCAGATGGATCTGATCTTCACAGGCAATGCCGGTCTCGTCACCATCCAGTCCCACCGATGCCGCGCGTACGGAGAGCCGGTGTGACACCGTACGGGCGCGTCAGACGGATACGCCGGGGATCTCAAACCCACGACCGCTGCTACTGGTGTCACCGCAGTCTCATCCGCCGTGGCCACGCCCGGCAGGATCATGGGCTGAACGCCACCCGCGACCACGTCATCCCGCAGTGCCAAGGGGGGCTGAAAACAGTCAGGTCGTGCCAGGCATGCAATGCGGTGAAGGGCGACATGTCACTGGCGCAGTGGAGTATCATCCGCGTTTGTGTTCCGCGCTGGTGGCGGCTCTATGAGATGCGGGGGCAACGCGGCACACAGTTATTCCTGTTCGGTACGGCCATCGGGTTTCCGGCTCTGGCCGCCATGATCGCTATCGATGATGACAAGCACGATCCATTTTCGTGCCGCTCGCCCGGCCTCAAAACCAACCCGTTGCACGATCCGTGCAGATAGACTATCCTCCACGCCAATCGTCGAGAGCATGACGCCTCGCTTCTTCTGTTTTTCAGAACGTGAGGCACGTCATGGCTCAGACCCAAATCCCATGGGGCGACGCAAAAGCTGTAAAGCATTGGTCCCCCAAACTTCACCGCGATGTGAACAAGATCGGTTATTTCGCGCAGAAGTTCCAAGGCAAATCGTCGAACAACATCATCCACGAGCGCACCGAGTTGGAGAAGGACTCCGGCGACGTCATCCAGTTCGACCTGGAAGCGCGCCTCAAGGGCGAGCTGATCGAGGGCGATGCTATTGCCGAAGGCAAGGAATCGATCCTGCGCCACTTCTCCGATACGGTGACGATCGATCAGGCCCGCCGCCCCGTCTCCGCCGGTGGCCGCATGTCGCGCCAGCGCACCATCCACAACCTCCGGGAATCGGCGGCCGCGCAGCTTACCAACTTCTGGAAACAGACGATGGACGAGTTGGCATTCTACTATCTCTCGGGCGATCGTGGCCAAGGGCATTCCGATACGTTCCCTCTCGGCTGGACCGGACGTGCCAACAACGCGCTGCGTCCTCCCGATGCCGCGCACCTGCTGTTCGGTGGAGATGCCGTGTCCGCTGCCACGCTTGTGGCTGCCGACAAAATGACCCGACTGCTGATCGAGCGGTGCGACGTTCGCGCCTCGAACATCACCAAGCAGTTTTCGGAATCGGTGAACATGCAGCCCCTCTCGGTCGATGGGGATGATCGCTACGTCCTGATCATGTCGCCCGAGCAGCAGTTCGATCTTCGCACCGAGGATACCGCGAACGGCTGGATGGACATCGCCAAGGCGCTGGCCACTGCACACGGCAACAAAAGCCCTATCGTCATGGGCGGCTTGGGCATGATCAACAACACGATCCTGCACTCGCACCGCAATATCGTCACCCGCACCGATGCAGGTGCCGGTGGCAATGTGGAGATGGCTCAGGCGCTGTTCTGCGCCCGTCAGGCGGCGTGCCTTGCATTCGGTGCGTCTGATGGGCGCCGGATGTCGTGGGTCGAAGAAATGAAAGACTACAACAACGATCCTCGGATCGGCGCTGGCTACATGTTCGGCCATTCCAAGTCCAGGTTCAACGGCTACGATTTCGGCGTCATCCGCGTCGATACCGCCGCCGCCGATCCCAACTCGGTCTGATCGCAGGCCGGAGCGGCTCACCCCCGCTCCGGCATCCTCTTCCCAGGGCATTCTCGCCCATCGCCCACGGAGTTACCCCAATGGCCACCCAACAGTCCGAGCACGCCAAAGAGCGCATGTCCGTCGCAGTGCCGATGACCGCAGGCATCGAAACCGTCAACATCTACGACGTCGACCTGTCGGGCGGCATCCTCGCCGCCGACATCCTCGAAGTCGGCCTCCTGCCTGCCAACGCGCGGATCACCGGCATTACCGTGATCGGAGCCCTGACCGGCACCGGCCAGACCGCCGATCTGGGCGTCATGACCGGCGAGTGGCGGGACGGCAATTCCGTTCGGACGCTGGCAACCGTTCTCATGAACGATGTGACGGTCCATAACGCGACCGTCGTGGGCAATGTGGACGCCCTGACCGATTTCGCGACATCCGGAGCCAACCGCTCCATCGGCATGACGTTCTCCGCCAACATCGCAGCGGGCGCGGGCAAAAGCGTCAAGGCGATTGTCCGTACGATCATGGCGTAAGCCCCGAAAGGAATTGCAATGAGCCGTGACGTAACCCGATCTATCCTCATCGAATGCATGATCCGGCGCAAAGCCGGATCTCGCATCATGCTCGACGGCAAGGAATACCACTTCCAGCCGCGCCCCGATCTGGGCTCCCCGTCATCTCATGTGTGTCCGGTTGCGAACCAGACCCATGTGAAGACGTTCCTGCGCATCTCCGAGGCATACACGCTCTACATGGGGTCGGATATCGATGAACTGGATGCCGATGATGCTGGCACTGCCGATGATGCTGACGCTGCCGATGATCTTCCTGACCTCGATCCCGCCCTGCCACCTGATGCCGATGCGCCCGCTGAGAACACCGGCAAAGACACCGATGAAGATGCTGACGACGAGGACGACGGCGAAGACGAGGACGAGGGCGAGGGCGAAGATCTCGACGCCATGTCCGAGGAAGACCTGCGCGCAACCTATGCTGCGGAAAACGGCCGCCCCGCGCCTGGCAACACCAAGCGTGAAACCATCGTCGCCAAACTCAAAGAGTTGCGCAGCAACGGATAGGTGACACATCATGGCTATGACGGCCGCAGAGATCATGTACCGCGCATCCATCATCTTGCAGGATGCCGGGGCAGTGCGGTGGCCAGCGCCTGAATTGGCCCAATGGTTGAGCGATGCGCAGCGCGAGATTGCGCTGCACAAGCCGACCGCGTTCACCGCCGCGCTCGAATTCGACCTCGTCGCAGGATCCCGACAGGAGGTCGATGACACCGTCGTGTCGCTGATCGCGATCCGCCGAAACCTCGACCCGGGCGGCACGGCGGGCAGTCGCGCCGGGCGGCAGGCCATCCGCATGGTCGACCGTTCGGTGCTGGACAACCAGATCCCAGGCTGGACCGACCCGACAGTGCTGCCCGCCTACGTGGTCGTGGATCATGCGGTCCATGATCCGCTCTCCAACCCTCGCGTGTTCTATGTCGCGCCACCCAATGACGGCACCGGGGTCATCGAGATCGAGGTGTGCGTGCTGCCCGACGATATTGCCAACCCAGCGTTGCCCCTCATCATCGCCAACTACACCCATGTGAGGCAAGCGCCGGAGGTGTTTCGCACCGCCCTCGTGGACTTTGTCTGCTACCGGGCATTCTCCAAGGATTCGACCGTGCCGCAATCCGGACAGCGCGCGATCGCTCATTACCAGCAGTTCGCCAACGCGGTCGGGCTCAAGATGCGCGGCGACGGGCTGATGAACCCGGACACGACGGCGAGCGGCTGACATGGCCCTGCCCACCACGCCATTCAAAGCCCTGTTGCCGCTTCTCCTGCCCTACGTGCCGGGCTGTTCCGACTATCTGGCGGAGCAATCCCTGCGCCTGGCCGCGATCGACTTCTGCGAGCGGACGCGGATCTGGCGCGAAATGCTGACGGTGACGTTTGATGGGCAGAACGAAGCCGTCGTCACGCCGGGTTACGCCGCACTGCACGAAATCGAGGTCGCGACGTTCGATTCCGACGCGACGGGAGAAGTCCTGCTGCACGCGCTCCGGTTCATGGCCACAACCCCGGATGAACGCGGGACAGATGTCACCGGCACGCCCCGCTACATCACCCAGGCCTCGCACAACTCCATCTCCCTCATCCCCTATGCCGAGGGCGTGGTCAGCATCTCGGCAATTCTCAAGCCGCTGGCGATGCCCATGTTCGGGGTCTCTGGACAGACTACCCTCCAGGCAATCCAGAACGTCATCCCGACATTCATCGCACAGCAATACGGCCAGTGGCTGGCGCATGGAGCCGCATGGCGCATCATGTCGATGCCTCAAGCCGGGTTCACCGATCCGAACCGCGCCGCAGAGCATTTCGCCCATTTCGAGCGCGGAGCCCTGATGAACACCAACGCCTCTGTCCGGGGCCAGTTGAAAGCACCGGTGCGCACCCGAGGGAGTTATGTCTGATGCCGATCCGTCTCGGCTCGTTTGCTGGCGAGATCCCATCCCTGCATCCGCGCCTCCTGCCAGAGACATCCGCCCAGATCGCGCTGAACGTGCAACTGGATCGGGGGATCCTGCGCCCGCTGCGCCAGTCGGCGAGTGTGCATACCTTCGGCACATCGGTTCAGAGCGTGGTTCTCCATGCTGGAGTATGGCTGGGGTTTGACGCGCTGGTGAACACCGCACCGGGCCCGGTGGCAGACGATCGCCTCTATATCACCGGCGATGGGGTGCCCAAGCTCTATGCAGACAGCGCGTTCCGCAATCTGGCCCTCCCGGCCCCGGTTGCCGTCCCGAGCGTCACGGTGATCGGCACGGCCGACGTGGACACGGCAGTGGCCACCCTTTTTGCCTATACCTACGTCACGGACCTCGGGGAAGAGAGCCAGCCCTCGCCTCTTTCAGGCTCGTTCTCCATGGACCCGACGCAAAGTGCCACCATCGGGGGTTTCCCGACGCCACCCACCGGGCGGGGCATCACGACATTCCGGATCTACAGATCCGTTACATCCCTCACAGGTCTGACCACGCTGTTTTTCGTGGCCGACCACCTGGTGGCCGATGGCTCGTTCGACTATGATCCTGACCTGCATCCGCTGGGCGAGGCAATTTCATCCACTGACTACGATCCACCGCCCGATGACCTCGCCGGGATCATCGTGTTGCCCAACGGCATGATGGCTGCGTTCACAGGGCGTGA